GATTGATTCGGTGCTTTCGGGTGGTCGCTCGAAGTCTGCTAATATACTGTAGGTACCGTCGGAGTTTTCGATAGCCTGAACTCGGGAGCAGATTGCCCGATCTCCCGGTCTCCACTTGGACTTCAACAGGGCTTTTTCCTTGGACTTGGCCTTGATTACCTGATATTTCTGCATGATTCCCTCGATTTCTGAAAAAACTTGGTTTTCCTAAGTCTAACTATTATACCCAGTTACGGAACGCTGAAAAAATTTGTCCAAAAATAACCGGTTACACCCTTGTATTTTCCTGAGGAATAGACGATACTGGTCCTTAGTGAGAGCAAACAAACACTAATCGGAGTGAAACGATGGCTAATTACACCCACCCGACGAAAAGAGATAAGTCTTATACCCACGAAGTGACTCGTCATGCAAACGGAAAGTTAAAGACTGAAACGATTCGTTATTGTCTCAACAAAAAATGGTATGAGACAATCCGGTTTTTCTCTACGTCCGGTGTTTTCTTTAATTGGATGGATCGTCCTGTTTCCTGACTGTTTTTCTGGGGCCTATGTTTTTGATTGGAGCGAATAATGGTAACCGTACCGAAGAAAGCTGCGAAGAATGTGAAGTATCCGAAACTGATTGCGGAGATCCGATCGAAAGATCACAAAAAAGGACCGCTCACGGTTGATGAGTGCAAAGCCTTGATTGGTTGGACCGAGGAGCCCAAGGATGATAGTTGGGGAACCGACTTCGTTTTGAAGGATCTCTACGGTCGAAAGATTCGATTGTTGAACAATCCAACGAATCGACCTTTCAAACGTCCGCTTGCTGATCGTTATGCCAACGAACACTTGCGAAGAAAGTGGAGCTTGAATCTTGAATCGGTCGTTATTGATCGACTGGGAAACACTTTGCAAGGTCAACATCGAATTGTTGGTCTTATCCTCGGAGAGCAAATGCGTGAGATTGATCCGGGTAAGTGGGGCAGATCTCCACTTACATACTCGACGTTGGTCGGGTTTGGGGCCGATAACAGGCCAGCCAATGTCAATACTTACGATCTTGGATCGAAGCGAAGTCTGAAGGATGTTCTCTATCGCCATCAAAAGTTTGCCAAGAGCGTATCCGACAAACAGCAAAAGAAAATCTCGACTGTGTTGTCCATTGCAATTCGCTTGGTTTGGTTGCGATCCGGGGGCAAGCAGGTTTCGTTTGCCCCACACTTCCCCCACAGTGAAGCCCTGGAGTTCTACAAAGAGCATCCCGGCATCTTGAATTGTGTCCAAGATATTGTAGCTCTTGATGATGGGGAGGGTGGCGAAAAGAACATTGCTTCTCTCGTTTCGCTTGGGTATGCTTCGACAATCCATTACCTTGCCTCCGATGTCAAAGGATCTGACAAGTCTCTCGAATTTTGGGAAGCATTTGCGACGGGCGAAGGCCTTAAAAAGGGAAGTCCGATTCTTTCGTTGCGGCAGTTTCTCATCAAGGTGGAAGCCGGCAGTGGAAGCAAGCGGGATGAGATCATCGGAACAATCATCAAGGCCTGGTTGTTGTGGAGTGATGGCAAAGACGGAACGCCCAAGCAAATTAAGATTCCAAGGAAGAAAGATGGTGACCGCTTCATTCTGTCAGAGTTTCCGAGGATCGGTGGTATTGATTCCGAAATCGAAAGCACTGAATCAGAATTGACGCAACGACAACGGATCATTCTAAGTATTCTCAAAAAGCAAAAGAAGGAAATCACTTACGCCGATATTTGTGAAGAAACAGGACTCCAAACTGGCACACTCGCAAAAGCATTGATGAAAGAAACGAGTAAGGGAGAACCAATTCCCGATAGCTTGTGTTCTCTCGGGCTTGTTTCAGTTGCTCAGTACGAAGCCCAAGAGGATGAAAAGGTTGCTCCCTATTACTTCAAGTTGACAATTGCCGGGAAGAAAGCTTCTTAGCTTTCTTCTTTACGTTTTTCTTCTTCGGAACCTTACGCCCATCAGTCTCTGTAGGGCGTTTTTTCTTTGGCTTTGCCTTAGTTTCGATTCCGTCTGTCAGGCAAGCTTTGTGTCTGTCGATCGTGTACTCTTGGTTTTTCAGCTTGTCGAGATTCTGCTTCATTTTCTCGAAATACTCACTCTTCAATTCGACACCATAGAATCTCCTTTTCAGCCCGAGAGAAACATAGCCTTCTGAGCCGATACCAGCAAACGGAGAGAATACAAGATCTCTCGGGTTTGTGTATAGTTTCACAAGCCGATCGATCACTTGGAGTTGCATCGGGCAAATGTGCCTTGTGTCTTCCTCGCTCTTGGCTTCTTTGGTGTTTAGCGTTGCTGTCTCTTTGATCGTTTTCCAGTCCCAAGTCCCTTCTGCCCAACTGATCCAATCATCTCGTGAGACAGTACCGTCATTTTTGACCGGTACTTTATTCTCCCCAGGTTTCTTCAATTTGATAAGGTAGTCTGACAAAGCACCGCGAACTCTAGACTGATCTTTCTCTAGCGAAGAAAATTGCAGTTGATGCGTGTGCGTTCTGATTGCTTGGGATTGTGGGTTCTTTGTGATTGCCCAATCATACTCATAGATGAATCCAGCACGTTGAGCAATGCGGATCAGCAAACCGCGAAAGTCAAAGATCCCTTCTTTTCCTGTTCGTTTCAAATAGGGGATGTTCATGCAATGAACAATGGCAATTCGGCCGGGCTTGATTACGCGAACAAGTTGATTAAAGAAGAAAGAGAAATGAAGCTTGGCTTCTCCGTTCACTAGGTTCTCACTGTTACCGAGGTCGCGTAAGCTTGGGTTGTAAGCGAACAGCAATGGGAATGGTGGAGAGAAAACAGAGAAGTCGATACTGTTCTCTTTCATCGTTGGCATATGCTCAATACAATCCCCGTGGATTAGCTTGTATCGTGGCGGAATCTTAGGCATGGTTCAGTCTTTCCTTCCAGTTTGTTTGGAACAAATCCTCTTGGTAACGTGTATCCTCATCGATCATTTTTGCTTTTCGTGCGATTGTGTCATACATCGGCTGTTCGATTGGCGTTAGCGGGATGTGTACGTTCAATGGTTGCGTTGATCCGACTCGATTTGATCGTTTGACTGCCTGATAAAATTGCTCGTAGCTATCTTGGATTCCTGAGAAAACGTGGCGAGTCGCCACTTGCAGATTCAGTCCAAAGCCGAGTATCTTTGGCTTGGTTATGATCGTCTTCAATTTTCCTGAGGTAAACAAGTCAAGCAAGCGTTGACGTTCATCTTGCTTCGTGTGGCCATAGATGTTTCCAGCGTCCGGAAATGCTTCTCCAATCATGTCTTGCTCATAGTTGTATAGACACCAGATTATAGTCGATTCGTCGGGCCACGAATTCACCAGCCGTTTGATTCGTCGAACCTTGTTTGTCTTGACTCGCTCGCCTTTGTAGATTCCTTTTGCGAGTTGGGCCAATTGGGATCGTCTAGTGATTCCTCCCATCTTAATATCGCCGGTTTCTCGATACTCATCTCCGAGGATGTCGAGTTGTTCTTTGGTCAACTTCACTTTGTGAAAGTGCGTATAGATCGGTGGAAGTGTTTCGTCATTATCCTCCCATCCATACGTCGATGGATTGCTTAGGAAGATCGACCAATGCGACAGCGATCGGTAGAAATGCTCTTTGGCATGGTCTTTGAGAACCCATCTCTCATTTGTCTGCCCGCGATTGACGAAGTACGTTGCCAAGAAAGAGTTGACTGTCGGAAAATGATCTAAGAACACAGCATGATTCGCATACTCGATTCGATCGTTTGGAGCTGGCGTTCCAGTCGTGCAAAGTTTGTACTCCAAACCTTTTCCCAACTCCAGAATCTTCGTTGCCCACTTACCATAATGGCTCTTAAGCATCGAACTTTCATCGCATGCCATACCCCCAAGGCAATTCGATGTGATACTTGGCTTCAATGAGTCGTAATTCGTTATCGCAACCCTAGACGTTTTGCCATTAAGCCACGTCTGTAGATTCTTTGCGGGGATGTACTCCAGCGGCTTATATCCAGGTTCATCGGCATAGAACACTTCGTATTCATCAATTATCTGCTTGCAAACCATTAATGGGCAAATGATTAGGAAGCTTTGATTCTTCTTTCGGAGTTGCTCCATTGCGTGACGCATAAACTCGAAGATGATAAGCGTTTTCCCGAGCCCACAATCGATGAAGGCTGCAAACTTCTTTTTCTTGATTGCGATAGTCGTGATTGCTTGCTGGTAATCGAACAACCAATCCGGCGGTACGTACTCTTTCTGCTTTCCGTTCTTTGAAGGCTTCACATCAACCAAGTGGGCATACTCGTTTGGGAATGTGGCTACTCTCCCTTGAATTTTGTACGTCGGTAACGATCTCACCTTGAGAAACATCTTGTAAGAGTCAAGGCACTTCGTATCGAAAATTATTTCCGGCATAATGATTCTTTCTATGGTCTCAAAGTAACTGGCTAAACTGTAATCCCTTCACTCCAATTATTTGGGTGATAATCGATTCCACAAGTCAGTGGAATTCCAACACAATCGCCGACAGACTCCATGATGTGTTTGATCCGTCGAACCTTCGGAAGGTTTCGTTTCTTTCCTTTCGGAAAGTCCAACACAATCTCATCATGGACATTCATAATCATTTTGTACTCGGGTCCGATCGTATCAAGATACTTTTGAACCTTGACCATTGCCCGACACATGATCCAGCAAGCTGTTCCCTGAACATGATAGTTAAGAGGGACCGTGGCAAGTATGCCGCCCCATCGGTTTCTGCCGCAAAGCAATGGATACCCTTTAGTAGGATCAACTTCCAAATCGGGGACTGTTTCAACGTAGCCTAGCTTCTTAGATTGCTTTATCATTCTATTGTTTAGCTTTGCAATCTTTGATAATCGTTTCTGGACTTTTGCTTGTCCATAGCGAACCCCATAAGCTTTGTCAGCCGTCCCCCAACCATCATCCATTAGAATGGCACCATATTGATTTGCGAAGTTACCATTCTTCGTTTTACCGTACAACTCGGGAAACTTTTTTTTGAACGATACATTTTCCTGAAGACAAGCATTCCACTTTGTCGGATGCAAGATAGAACAAACCAACAGATGATAACTTCCAAAGAAAGGAGCCTCATCTGGTCTCTCGAACAGGCGGATCATCTCTCTTTCGTCTGCCTCATAAGCAGGAATACGCAACTCCAGATTATCGTAGTCCAATGCCCACCATTCTCTGCCATCGATGGGACCAAAAGAGTACCGAAGATTGAATCCAGTTTTCTTCGATATATTCTGTTCGTTTGGATTGTTTGAAGACCATCTTAACGTATCCGTTCCCGTGGGATTCAGGGAAGGAAACAATCGAAATCCATCAACCCTTTTATGTTTTGTAGGAACTGGGAGCCAGAATCGTTCATACCCTTCCATATAATTTAAGGCTGTATCTCTCTTTCGTTTGTCACAAAGGGATTGTATGAATTTCCTATCGTCCGACTTCTTCGGAAGATTGTCCAAGTATGTTTGCATTACCTCTTTATCTAAAGATGGCTTGCCGGTCTTCTTACTTCGCTTGACAGGATCTAATTCCAGATGGTCGAAGATAAACGTAGTGAGAGACTTATTATTGCCAGACTTAGGCAACACAAGAGGATAGTCATATTTCGCTGCAATGTCCAGACAAACTTCAGAACACTTCTTACTTTCCTCTGTATACTCCTGTTGTTTCTCTCGTAATCGATGCTTGTTTATCGTTACCCCGTTTTTTTCCATCCTATAAACGACGGGAAGAATCTCAAGACGATCCAAGTAGATATCCCATAGCTTTCGTTTCTTTAGTCGCTTCCGCATTTCCTTATACAATATAATCGTGGTTAGGCTATCATTGTTGGCGTACTCCGCAACTAAGTCTGCCCATTCTTTCTTTCCCCCGCCCTCTGCCAAGATAGCCCTAGGCAACCACATATCAAACTTCCAAACCTTCTCCTTGGCAGAGGGCATTTCGGGCAATCCCTTCCTTGCTATTCTCCAATCCGGGAATTCCTTTTTTGCTAGTTTCCGAGCTTCTTCCGATGCTTTCTTAATACGCTCTTCAAAGGGCCCAGAGTTAAACCCAAGATACACCAACGTCATCGTAGTAAGATCATGGGGCTCGTTCGATGCTAGCAAGTGTCCAGCCAGCAGGGTATCCCGAACCTTGCCCCAATCCCACCGCAAACCACCATTAAAAACCGTCTGTAGGGCCGCTACATCGAATTTTGGGTTCTGTAGCACAATCTTATCGGCAGCATCTACAGCCCCTTGTATCGCCTCTAAATCGCCATTAGGGATAGCCGGTTCTCTTGTTAGTGGGTCAACGTCCCACTCCCACCATGTGTTCTCTCCTTGATCATTGCAGATCGTAACCAGATAGGGCTTAGCCCCATGCCTCAAATCTAATCCCGTAGTCTCGGTATCTAGAGAGATCATCTTATTCATACACTAGACTCCATAATACTTCTCCCAATCTTCCTCGGTTTTGAATTTAGATGGATACTCTTTGCCATTGAAAACGAGTCGCCAGTCTTTCCAAGGAGCCACGCCACCTTCTAGCATCAACTGACCCATCGAGTATTCCCGATTATTGTAAGTGGTTTTCGAGATACCGTTTTTCGCTAGGACAGCATCGCCGTGCTGAATGATTGCGGTAAACTTTCGTTGACTCAATTTCCCCTGGTCGATCAAAGCATTCAATCGACCATCGTGTATGTAGTTGTGACAAAAGTGACAGAGCGGAACGATACGAACGAAAGTCATGCGTCCGCGTTTGTAGTCGATGTCATAGACTTCGTGGGCTTCTAGCCATTGTCGGCCCTTTGCATCGAATTTGTGTACTCCGCAAGCTTCACAATGATAGGCGTTCTTTGCATAGGCTTTTTTTCGTTCGGCATCCCACCAAACTTGGCCCATGATTTCTCGCGGGGCAACTCCGTGCATTGGCTTTGGAATGTTTGGACAAAGCAAAAGCGATGGATCCGTTTTCCACTTCTTAGGCTTTGCATTTTTTCGGAGACTTGCGTTCAGTTTCTTTGGCACTGTATTTCTTTCAGTCCTTGACTCGCTCTTCACTCTCAATGAACCTATTGACGAATTTCTGAATCATTTTTTCACCATCTCTCGTTTTCGGTTGGATTGTTTCTTTCCGGTCCCTAGGCAGGGAACACACTTGAAGCCTTTACTGTTCAGACCGCTTCCGCCACAAGCTTTACATTTTCTCTCGGGAATTTTCGGCATGATTATAATCCGTTGAAAAACCGAACACAGACCTTAACTCACCAACCTATAAAAGCCCAGATTGGGACTGCAAGGAAGGCACCCAAAAACATAATCGATAAAAGAGAAAAGAGTTTCTTCATACTCTTTTCTTCTCTTCACTGAGTTTTCTTTCCATCTCTTCAATTCTATTTCGGCCCCCCATCTCCCGCGTACTCAAAGGATTCCGCAGAAGAGATAAAAGCCAGATTGGAAAAGCAACAAGTAGGGCAATAGCGATAATCAGCCCTAAATCAATTGTCATCTTATTTCCTTCCCTGCTTGGTTAAAGAATAAAAGCACTTAGACTCAAGATGCCATACAGAAAACATCTCGATCTTGAGGACTTGCATTGTTCACGGAGACATTGGCCTCTACATCCAAGTGCTACGCGATAGTCACGATAACTCAGAGTTGGAAGGATTATTTATTCGGACCTAGACCTAAACCTAGACCCAGACCTAGACCTAGACCCAGACCAAGACCCAGACCCAGACCTAGACCAAGACTCAGACCAAGACCCAGACCCAGACCAAGACCAATACCCAAACCTAGACCCAGACCTAGACCAAGACCAATACCCAAACCTAGACCAAGACCCAAACCTAGACCCAGACCTAGACCTAGACCCAGACCAAGACCTAGACCAAGACCCAAACCTAGACCCAGACTTAGATCTAATCTTTTTTGTTATTCGCATTTGCTTTTTCCCCAACTTTCGATAGCGTTGAACATTACACGCCAAAGACTGGGTAACTTCTCGGCTGTAGACCAATCCCCCTCACACAGACCACCGGTATCGTACACGATCTTTGCGTTATCGAGTTCAATGTATTTATCATTAACCCCGACCAATTTTCCAGCGTAGATATACACGCTGCAGTACACGCAAATACTTTCTCCAAGCATTTCATCGAAACCGACATCTGTTACATCCACAATCCTCTTAACCATCGAATCGCTCCTTTACTCTTTGAGTTAAAAACTACACTACATCACATCAGAGGCTCCGGCGGGAGTCGAACCTGCATGATCCAGCATAATCCACACCCCGCCGATTTTGAGTCAGGTGCTGTACCGATGCGGAGAGCTTGTGCCCGGCTATTATGACCGGAAAAGATCACGCATCGCACGGCTTTGGAATGCTGCGTCTACCGTTCCGCCACGGAACCAAAACGTGCGTTTTTCTGGCTGACGCACCCCAGCCTCTTGCATTTACATTAGGCAAGTCAATGCACTCTTTTATTTTCGGAGTAGAAGTGAAACTCCTAGGCTCACACGATCCAGCCATCGCCTAGCGATTACGGTTGCTTTGAACCACCGCTTCTTTTAGTTCTGAGTCAACCGCTAAGAGCATCCCAGGGGGAGAGGAAACCTCCACTTTTTCTAAATGGCTCTGTCGGGACTCGAACCCGATGATGCCCTATCACTATCACTTTCAAAAATAGTTACCACACCAGAGCCAACTACAGACCCAACCACGATTCCTTGCGATTGCTTTCCCCGATTCGTTGGAGTAGCCTGTAGCTATCTTGTTTTGAAATGTGCGGCTCCGACAATGTTCTCTCTTGCCGATATTTAATGGGCCGATCGAAATGAGTTTCTACCAACCGCACAAGTCAACCACCCTAGTCAGTTAGTTTTTCCCATGGGATTCCTTTATGGGATTTTCCGGTGTCGAGCCGCTTAAGATTGCAAGTCTCTTTGCCGGCAAACACAGCCGTAACTTCACAAGGTACTAGTTTCTGTGATTTCGGAGGCTTGAAGTTATAGACTTCGCCTTTTTCAGGTGGAGTATCTTCTTCATCTTCATCCAAATCGCCGTCATCCGAATCTTCGGAATCATCTTCAGAAGACTCAAGCAAAGCCTTTGCGACATCGGCCCAAGACTCAAATTCATCGGGATCGATTCCAGCAGCTTCCGCAGCCTCGCCTAGTTCGATGGCTGCTTCATCATCATCGTTCTCATCTGCCTCTTTCGCAAGAGCCATTGCATCGAAAGAATCCTCTTCTGAATCTTCGGAGTCATCGGAGTCATCGTCTGATCCCTTTTCGACATCGGCCGATTCATCCTCTTCGATTCCGTCGTCTTCTTCCGGCTCGTAATCTTCGAGGCCTTTTGCCCCATTCCAGTTTTCCCACACTTGCTCTTCTGGGTACTGGACTGTTGGGGTTCTACTCGACGTATTAAACTTGAAGAAAATTTCAGCCCCAACAAGGTCTTTGAGCAATGATTCCAAGTCTTTATCGCTTTCTAGATCGGCGGTACACTCTTCACCGCCAAGCTTTCGCAACTCGTTAAGCATTCGCTCAATATTGGTGTCGAGTTCAACGACATCGCCATTGCCTTTTGTCGTTTCGCAAATCGGGAACAATTGGTTTGTCAATTGACCTTCGATCTTGACAGTCTCTGGGGCCGATACCTGAACCTTTCCTTCTGCAAACACTTTCTTCGTTACATTGACTTCCCTGGGGGAAACAACTCGACCGCCAAGATAAACGAATTGCTTTCCCTCATTTCTGCCGCTCTTGTAAATGCCAATTTTTGCGTCGGTCAGTTTCGCGATTCCTCCACGAATACCAGAAGGCAACGGAATGATTTCCATACCGTAGTTGGTTTCGTCTTTCGCGTGGTTTTGCAGGGCCTTGCTGAGTGCGTTGAATGCCTTTGACTTCTTTCGTTTTGCCATTACAGCTTCTCCTTGATTGAAATAGATTGTTGAACTACTCTTCTCGCTTCTTTCTTCTGCCATTCCTCTCTACAGTTTCGCGTACCTCCTCTCTATCTACTTCCAAGCTTTGGGGTGCTTCAACCCCTAGTCTAACCTTATCCCCGCAAATATCAACCACCGTAATCTTTACGTGGTCTCCCACTAGAATCGCTTGGCCTTTCTTCCGTGTGAGCACCAGCATATTTTAACCTCCCTGGTCAATTAGTTTTTTGATCTTAGAAAATGAGGGATCAACGATTACATCGGGTAACGCTTCGCCCCCCCTAGGAATCCTGAATTTAGTCGTGTAGATTTCGTCTGGTGCTGTTCGCAAACAATACTCTACCCCCTTTCCCTTCTGTGTTGTTGTTGTCGTTTTGCCTCCAATCTTGCGAGTAACAGTTTTCGTTTTCTGCCGGATGAAAGTCTGACAAATGTAATCGCAAGTAGGATTGAGCCAACCAACAACCGACGGAGTCAAAGCAGACGCAACGAAAGGCATCAACAAATCGCTTTCGGTATCGGCATTGAAATCCCGCTCTTGGGCAACGATCACTACATTACAATCCAGCCCCAGCAAAGCCCGAAGCAACTCTTTCATCCGTAAACCACATTGACCCCAGTCCTGTTGCTTCGCCATTCCCCAGGAACTTTGAGCGGGCAATTCATCTAGCCCAAGTATCTCTTTCAGAACGAAGTCCTGCAAGCCACTCGCATGATCCAAAACGATCGTCTTAAACTTCTCGGTTTCCTTCTGGAAGTCTATCAGTTCTTTGATCTCTAAGGAATTCTGAATCGTGACTTGCTGAATTCGTTTTCGATTCTCTTTTGTATTGATAGATCGAAGTTCTCCAGGCTTCATTGATCCACTGCAAACGATTGCCAATATCGGACTAGGGAAAGTAGACCATAGCGTAGTCTTTCCTGTTCCACTTTTCCCATACAGATTGATCTTGATTCCATCGTCACCGAAATCGATTGGACCGATTCTGTCGAGTACGTTTCTAGCTTTCTTCGCTCGCTTCTTTTTGACTGTCTTTTTAACTGTCGGCATCTGTTTCCTCGCTATTATCAAGTGTGCTAGGAATGTCTTAACCTTTGCCAGTAAGACACTCATCCAATTCAAACAGTTTATCATTTTCAGCAAGCATTACCTCAACTCCCCAAAAAGATATTCGGTTTTCTCTAGCCTAACCGTTGAACCAGTTGCTAAGTATTCGTCAATTTCCGTCGAACCCCCTTCGGCCAACACGTTATAGATTCCAAAGGGGGTTCGCCAATGCAAGTGATTCTTCCCACCGTAATCTGTTGGGTCTGGAACATTAGTTACGTAACCATACCAATCACATAGACTTTCGAGGATCGGATTCAAAAACTCTGTCTTGAATTTCTCGATGTCGTGTTTGGAAACTTCGACTCGCCACCGCATAAAGAATTCACTCGCATTCTCTTCTATTATACCGCCTAATCGAGAGTAGAATTCTTCGATGCTTTCTCCCCGTGGTTTTGCTTTCGTCGGTTTGTGTTGCCGTATTGATCCCTTACCACCGCTCAAAGGACGTTTGACAACATTGTAGTTTACACCGGTTATTGGCAAGTCCCATACGTCGGCCACATAAAGTTCATCCGGTTGATTCCTGGCTTCGTCAAGAGCAATCAGATAGATCATCGTTTGCAAATCAAAAGTCAATTGCCGTAACATCTGATCTTCTTTGATGTCGCTTTTTGTTTTGTGTTCTCCCAATCGAAGACAAGCTTTTTTTCCTTTGCCTTCCAAGATAACATCATCCCACTTACCACGAAGCTTTATGATTCTACCGCTAGGTAGTTGATAGGGAACATTGAAAACACCCTCTTGCAAAAGTGATTTCCTTGGGATCTTGTCTTTGTTCTTTTTCCAGTATGCAACGTAGATCGGAAACTGAACCTTGATAACATTATACCACTTCTCGATTTGCTCTTGTTGAAGTGGGTACTTGCTCAAGAGTTTTTGAGTGTACTCTAGGAGAGGACCAAAATCCCAAGTCTCAGGAAACTCTGCTAGTTGTTCCTCGCAGAGATGCCACATATTACCGAATTCGATGTGATGATTGAAATCTTTGACGGGTTGCAATCCTTCGATATACTTGACTCTGAATCGTTCTCGGCAAACGAGAAACATCGAGAGCATCGACTGAGTCACCCCATCGATTCCCGGACCTTTCCATAAGGGTTCGGTCCTTTTCTTCGTTTTTGTCTTTGCGTTTCTGCGTAAAGACTTCGATAGCTTCTTAGCCATGATTCGCTCCTAGAATAGACCCATTTTCGGTTTACCGGAGGGAGTTAGCGGTACTAGATTGCTCCAGACAACTTTCCCTTTCTTCACTTTGGGTGGGTACATTCCTGGAATTTGGGACTTGCTCCAGTCAATCTCGCTATCGCTGAATTCTACCAGCGTAAAAGGGCTAGGGATTTTACCACCTATAACATTCCTCTCATAGGCAAGAAACTCTTTTGATTGACCAAACATACTCCCGTCTTTTTTTATTTTGATTGCCATGATTCGCTCCTAGATTGGTTATGGATTAACGGGTTAATCGATCATACAAATTCTTTGGTGGGTGTGTAGCATTATGCTCGGATCTTTGAATGGCCTTATCTTCGTCCATCCAGATATGGTCCAACGCATGCATACCCGGCCTAGGCTTGGGTTGCTTGTACCGTGCGTTTGAGTTGCTGCATCCAGTGAAGCAAGCAGCTAAACTCAATAGCAACACAGTAAGAGCAATCACCAAAGAAAACTCTATGACTGTTCTGGCTTTACCGTTCATCACTCTTTCTCCCTTTGTCGTGTATTCTGAAACCGGTTCATACGTAGCATCAAAAATTTCGGATTTGCACGGGTAAAATTCTCCATCAATACCTTTAATAACCCAATCGCCAGGCTGTGCAACCATCACACATTCTGGCGTGTCTATTTGCAACCTCCAATCTACGCCTGTAGGTCCAACCCAACACCGTACTGGAAACTCAGTTCCATCTGGAAACGTGAATCGAACATCCTTCGTACCAGGAATCCATTGGACGGCTTCGATAACGATAGGTTTCTTTCAGTATTGAGGCATCACTCCTCCTTTGCCGCTTGGGCAGCTTGTTGCGTGCTGTAACACCATCGAGCACGATAGCGGCAGCGGTGGACTGGGATACGCCTCGCCGGAATCCGGATTAGGACAATTCCAGCAGTAGCACGCATATATATCTTGTCTGACCTGACCTGAGCATCGCGAACAAAGCAACTCCACGCAATCCGGTAGTAGTACACCGTCGGCCGTCTGGTCGATCCTATTGCGGAGCCGTCCAATTTCATCAGACTGATCGGCCATGCATGCCCTACAGTTCCATCACTCATGCCACTTCTCCTTTGTCGCTCTCGGCTTTCGGATTTCCTCTACTCCCTACAACGGAAACTATTATACCTTATTTTTAGACGGAGAAAATTTCCGCCGTTTCTTTTCCTGAGGGAAAGGTAGAATGTTCTTTCGGGTGTGCAAAACGTCGGTTATTTCGTGTAGCGTTACAACACAGCGTTGGATTGCTAGGCCTTTTTGTGAAACGTCTAGGCGTAAGATAGCCGCTGGATGTATAATGTCGTAGAATTCGAGGGGCTTGCCCTTCAACCATTGACATTTACCCAAAGTAGCTTGTCCTGGAACCTCTTGCTTCACAAGCTTTCCAACTCTTACAACTACTTTAGGACGACACACAAAAGCAAAGTCGGCTAGTCTGGGTCTGCAAGTTTCTATATATTGAATATCGGGCTCCCCAAGCTTCGCTCCATTTTCCAGCGGAATACATCCCACTAGGTTCGTCTTGGCTACATCTAACATACACAATCCACTAGCCTCTATCATCCTATCGAGCAAGGCTCCAGCAGGGCCCACAAAGGCTTTACCGAGAATGTTCTCCGATCTACCGGGAGCCTCCCCAATAAACAACACATCACAAGGGATCTTACCGCTGCCCAGTACGATTCTATTTCGTGTTTTGCAGAGCACACAATCCGTGCAATTCTTCCAACGTTTTTTGTGCAACCCATAAGGCGTCTCTTTCATAATTGTCTCCTCCCATACTCTGTAATTAGAAGAGCATCGCAAACCGCTCTTTGCATTCCGAGAGTCTGTTCCCAAACATCCAATTTCGGAAACAACTCCTGGGCCTTTCTTCTTAGTCGATCCTTGAATTGCGGTTTAGTCTCCCCCTTCTTAGTTTTTCTGGGTGGAATACCTAAGCCCTTCTGCCATGCTTGGGGTCTAATCGACTCAAAAGGCACGCGCAAAGAACTAACCACCATACGCAAACCACCATACCCCATTCCAAACGTAAAGGCACTAGTGACGCCCATTTGCGGAGAGGATGTGACATGTTCAATACAGACTCTATCTATTCTGTAGAACCTGTGATACTCATGCACAATATCATAGATGTCCCGCTCTGTCTTAGGCATTGCAGAGTAGTCCAACACAACACCACCCCCCAGCAAAGCAAAGCCTCCGCTCTTTCCGGGATCAATTCCTAGAATAGTAAGGCTTGGTTTTTTCTTAGGCATCTTTATCCCCTACTTTCTCCAAGATAACATCGGCAACCGTATGAACAATACCAAAGTCAATGGCAATGTCTACATTCCCAGAATATTCAGCAGTCAAAACATGCTCAGGCCAATCGTGCGTTGGCTTACCTAATCGGATTGCGTTTGCTGTTGGTGATGTATCTAAATAAAATTTGTTTGTGCGAAGCACAACCCCCATTTGCTTCGAGGCTTTGTGACGAACAACGTCTCCAATCTCGAATGGGCATTTCTTTTCACTCATTGGTCTTCCTCTACTTTCTCCAGGCAGATGCTTGGAATTTCTATGGTACCATTGAAATCAGTTGAAATTCTGGAGTATTCTGGTACACCGCCCTCCATCTTTCGTTGACTAATCCAGAGAAAAACACCCCTCTCGCCAGACGTAATATGTTTTACAAGGTCTCCAGGGTTAAAAGACATCATCCAGTCCTTTCTACCAAGATCGTATCCTCTTGGATTTTCACGCTAACGTAAATTTCTCGTTTGCAAGCAGCATTCCGAACTTGGCTTGCCATAGCATGGGGCATACCACTGTAATCGATTCCTCTTTGCAAAGTGAATCGCTTACGCTTGAACCACTTGTCCCAATCATGCCTCTCGAATCGTCTCTTCTTTTTCTTCTTAGCCATTTCTTCTCCTCTTTTCTCGGGTCAGAGTTCTTCCAAATCGTCTACCACACTAACACACTTCTTTTGTGTAGCTTGTATTCTTTTCTTTCCTCCGGTTTTTTTAGGTCTAGGACTCTTATCCATGTAAGACACGAGGGAGAACAAAGCCTCTCTAGCAGTCTCCCAAAGTTCTTTCAGCTCCCCATCCGCAATCTTTCCTGAAGGAATGTAAGAATAGACGCAAAAGCCAAGGCCTTCGTAGGTGACATAGTCTTGGACTTGGGATGCTGTTAGCTTTCCCTTCGGGAGGCTCTCCGGTGGTTTGATCTTAGGCATTCCGCTCCAATCGTCCAATACGTTTGCCCCAGGTTCAGGGTAGAGTGGGTGTGGCTTGACTCGTCTCCTAGTTTTCTTTTTTGGAATTCTCGGCATTCTCTATGTCCTTGAAGTATCGTTCTAGAACGTCCCGAGCCCAGTCATTCTCTTTGGCTGAATCTATTTGTCTGAATGCGTATGCTGCCTTTTCCGGCGTTACTTTCTTTTCTTGCTCTTGATCCATGAGAAAGTCTTCAAAACTTGTATCACGATTTAGGGCGGCCTCGGTTCTCCCAATGGTCAGATTATCGGGATTGATTAGAAGATTGTATGCACCCTCAGGACAGTTTTCGATTATCTGATCGAGTACCGATGGTTTTTCCTGGGGAGGATTATCTAGGATCCAATCCTCGACTTGTGCGTCTTCCCGCGAGATAATTGGGCTAGGCCTGTCTCGGATTTCTCGGTTTGCTTTTCGGTACCTTCCTAAAAACTCTCTGATCGTTTTTTCGTTCATCGCTTTCTCTCCCGTGGTTAGGTGATGATTGTCGACGGCACGCTATTATACCCCAATTCTTGGTGGAAATTTTTGCGAGAAATTTTTCTTCGGATTACCCGATTGATCGGGCCTAGGGAGTGTTATCGGCTATACCGGTCGGGAAATAAAGCATTCCGGAAAAATTTTCTTTTTGGGGGTTTACATTCGTCAGAAATGAATTATACTATCGTGCACGCGGGGGTCTACTTACTTATATATACTTATATATAGTAGTAGAAAAAGGGAAAGTGGCCTTTACTTTCTGGTCGATAGGTATTATACCTACCTCCAATCGTTTTCCGTTTCACCACCATACCACTAGGAGCGAGCCATGGTCACGAAGAAAAAGAGAAGCACGCCAAAGAGAAGCACCAATAGAGAAGTCACGTATCCGAAACCGTCGATCAAGTTGTGTGGAGGAGAGAAAACACCCATCACGGTTTCGATGGCAAAAAAACTGCTTGGTTGGGAACCAGAATCAGATAAGAAGTTCAACTCTGATTTTCTTTTGAAGGATTTGGATGGGGCAAAGATTCGTTGCAAAAATAACGTAGCGAATCGACCACTCTATAAGAGCAATCACGAAACTCTCAGACAAGAAATCCTGAACGGAAGATGGAATTTCAATGGTGAACCGATCATCATAGGTAAGACCGGTATTGTTTTGAATGGTCAGCACCAATTGGTTGCTCTTATCTTGGCAGGCCAAACTTGGGAACGAGACAAAGAATCTTGGGATCACGTTTGGAAGTCTGAACCAACGATTGAAAAGATAATTGTGTTCGGAGTTTCTGAGAATGATTCCGTTGTTAATACGATGGATACCTGCAAATCCAGAAGTCTCTCAGATGTTGTTTATCGAAGCGGTTATTTTCAGTCGATGAAAACGAAAGATCGGAAAGTCATTTCCAAGATCATGGAGAATGCGGTAAAACTTCTCTGGTATCGAACTGGCGAAAAGCTTCTGAATGCGTTTGCCCCAATGAGAACCCACAGTGAATCGCTCGATTTCATCGATCGGCATCCTACTCTACTAAAATGTGTCAAGCATATATTCGAGGAAGGCGAAAGCGGTCACATTAAAAACTGCATCTCACTTGGGTATGCTGCTGGCCTCATGTACTTGATGGCCTGTTCCGATACCGATCCCAAAGACTACCGAGATACGAGATCAGAAAAGAGTCTTGACTTTACCCAGTACGACAAAGCATCCGATTTCTGGGTCCTTCTCGCAGGAAATTCCGACGAAACGGCCGCAATCCGCAAAAGCATTAGCAAGATGCAAGATGATGAGTGGTTAACGATGAATAACCGGTTATCCGCAATCGTGAAAGCATGGAATCTGTTCGTTCTCGGGAAGCCGATCGAAACAAAATCGATTCGCATCAAGTACACCCAGGATGAGAATGGTTGGAAAACTGCCGATGAGCTACCGATTATTGATGGAATCGACATAGGAGATTCATCGCAAATCGACGAAGCACACATCGACGTAACCGACCCAACTCCAGAAGAAATTGAACAAAGAAAACAGGCAGAACTTGAGAATCGAAAAGAAAACGGCAAAAAGGCCGATCGAAAGCCCACCGATCAACCGGTTAAGTCCGATACAAAAAAGAAGACGACGAAACGAAAGCTTCAAGTCGGCTCAGTTCGGTGGGTGTCTTCTTCGGGAAAAGAGCCATGGCGGGGAAAGATCGTGGAACTCTCGAAAAAAGCTGCGAGATTACGTGTTCTTCAAGGATTTCCTGGGTCTGGCAACACGGAAGTTGCCGATCTCTCAGATTTGAGTGTTTCCCAGCCCAAACCTGCCTAATATCTGGTTAGATCCTGGCAAAATCTTGATCTCCGCACAAAGCCTCGGTGGGAATCGGGGCTTTTTCGTGGGATATCAGTCAATTCCAAAGAATTTTGAGATATTCGGTAGTCATAACTAGGTATAATAGTTAGACTTATGCGAATTCGACTCCAGAAATCTCAAAATTCTTTGGAAATAAGCGGGGGCAGGTATTTACAAACGACCGATAAACAACTATAGTTAAGGCAGACATGGGGAATGAGACATGCGAAACAAATGCCCATCGAAAAGTCAAATACCCTCTCTAATCTAAAGGAGCGAAACGATGAAAACTGCTTATGTTGAGACCAGAAGCCAGAAGTCAGTCGGTAGCAGCAATGGATTTGGCGGACCCAATACTTATGTTGCTGTCCAGGTTGTCCCCGCGGGGGTGGAGCGACTGAGAGTGCTCAACCAGAGAGCTGCGAAGCAACGTGGAATTGAAATTATCTACTGTGGCGAAGGATACAGCAATCGTTGCACATCCCCTCGCAGTATGTTGTGTCAAGCAATCGCGAAAGCTGAGCGAGTCGCTAACGAAATCAACCAAGCAGAAAAGTCTAAAGCCGTTCGTAATACTGCTCGTGAATTTGTTTGTTAGTTTTTGGGAGCCAGAAACGGCAGAAAGCGAGGATAGAAATGATGCTCAGCAATTACGACGACTGGAAACTGGCGAATGCCGAAACCGACGATAGCGTAGTCTGGTACGACGGCGAGCCGCATTGCTTGTTCTGTGGTTCTCTGTTGCTCGAAGATTACGAGTGCAAAAACTGCTCCGACGAATTCTGATTACTGCTCACACAACAGTAGCCGAGCGAGTGCGGATCAGAGTCAAGGCTCTGTGATCTCGCTGCCGTGAATGCGTAACCTAGTCATCGCAGCTAGGCACGGCACTTTTCTTCTGTCAAATCTCAAAAAGAAAGGAAGCGAAAATGGCGAGCATGAAAACTTTTGATATTCTCGCAAAAATATACTCGGTAAGCGGGAAAAGAAAAACCCAGTCTGTCCAACTGGTTAATCACAAAGCACCAAGCGAGATAATCGCTAGACGATTGGCGATGGTGTGTTTCAGAAACCTAGGATACTACACCCGTAGTTTTTCCGTTGTAGAAGAGGTAAAAAATGACTCCTAAAGAAGCAGCGAAGATCATTGGTTGCAACGTATCGCATGTTCGCAACCTAATCCGAATCGGTATTCTCAATGCAGAATGCTATGCGATGCCGGGAGGATTCTACTATGATCTTGATCCGAAAAATGTTTGTGAGTTTGCAAAGACTCCGCAGACTCGCGGATACCCAAGAGGAAAAAAACGAAACCCAAAAAACGAAAGCGAGTAACTAGATGTGCAAATTCCGAAACATTGTTGTTTGATTGCCGAATACAGAAGGCTTGTCAGACGTGGCAAAAGATTTTGCTGTCACAAAGAGAGTGACAGATTGTCTAAAAGCGTCAAAGGTCGATCATGCTACAATCGGTCAGTATCTCCAATAGGCCCTCCAAGGCGACCATGAAAAGCTACTCCAAGTGACAGCCTCTTGGGTTGTCATTCAATAACAAACCACCAACAACAAATCTCGAAAGGTTGTTTAACTATGGAACCTAAATTCAAACACGACTGCTCAACGTGCTGCTGCAATTTCCTAGGCCATTTCTACGGTTTGGATGTGTATTCTTATGAAGGTGGCCTTGGTCCTGGGCTATTGTGCAGATACGGAAACGAAGGGCATGGATATAGCTCCATGCCCTTGTGTGTATTCGGAGACTCCCTGACAAATCCAAACCATCGTATTGGGTTTACCGATGGAGACTCCATGTTCTATCGTGACTTTCTATTTTCAGAGCGTGCTGGATCGTTTGAACGTGCTTATCTGGTAGGGGCAGTTATGCTAGCAAACCAACAACAAAAGACCATTGAGAAACTAACGCGAAAGTCTGACCACGGCTGTGCCGATACGTGGTGTAGGAGGTGTGATGAATAACTGTAATTGCAAAGGTAACTATCACTGTTTTGAGTGTAGTCCACCGGTCAAAACAGTCTTAGCTGAACTAAGCACAAAACACGACGAAACATCGATAGTATCCAAATCTATCATCGAGCTACTAGCGAAGCAAATTGCTGATTGTCAACGTCATTGCGATAACGCTGGCATCTGTTTCGTTGCGTTCAACGAGCCAATTTTAAACCCTAGTTGAAGGAGATAAAGAAGATGTCCGAGAAAAATCAATTTGATTTTCAAGATGGTAATGGTCTAGTACCAGCTTACCGCTATCGAAATCTAGATGGCTTATTGGGTGGATGGGTAGCCAATACCGCAAATGTATCTGCTTCTGCTCGTATCCATGGCAATGCTTGTGTCTATGGCAATGCTCATGTATATGACAATGCTTGTGTCTATGGCAATGCTCATGTATATGGCAATGCTCATGTATATGACAATGCTCGTATCCATGGCAAGGCTTGTGTCTATGGCAATGCTCATGTATATGACAATGCTTGTGTCTATGGCAATGCTCATGTATATGGCAATGCTTGTGTCTATGACAATGCTCATGTATATGGCAATGCTCATGTATATGACAATGCTCATGTATATGGCAATGCTCATGTATATGACAATGCTCATGTATATGGCAATGCTTGTGTCTATGGCAATCATATATTGAACGTCGGTGAGCACAAGAGCTCTCCATGGTATATCCAGGGTCATTGCTATTGGATTGGGTATGTCGCCCCCGGAATAGTTCGATCTGGCTGCATTCAAAAGCCGATTATTTGGTGGCTGGAGCACGTAGAGCGGTGTGCTGAAGAAAATGAATATACTACTCAAGAACAGAAAGAGTATCGTTTGCACTTCGAGCACATAGCCGATTTGATGCGTTTGTACGATGTGTTTGAAGAGAACCAATGAAACAAAGGAGGATGATACAATGAGTTCAAATCCTGTGCTTGGATCAAAACGATCTGCTAGCGATCGCGGGAAGCCAGATCGCATCAATCCTGATTGGAAATACTGGATCTGTCCTGTGCGATGCCCAGACGCAAGAGGTATGCCAAGTTGGTTAAATTTGAACTTCACTTTTATGGCAAGGGGATTCGCGATGCTGCCAAATAAACAAGACGCCATGGCATCTTTTGTTGCGGCTGGGCTATTTAGCCTTACGCGGCTAGACACGCCCGGAGTGGGGCAACCCAGCTTGCCGCCGCAACAGGCAAAAGTGTACTCAGCACTATGCCGTATTGCGGAGATGTGTTCAGTGTGCGACCTCATTCTGCTCGAAAACGCATTTGACGGATTTGGTGAAGACGGGAACCCACTAATTGAGGAGACAACGTGAACCGAGACGAAACGTATTTGGTACTCTGGGAGCCTCGGAACCCAGAGGCTATAATCTCACCGCAGACAACTGGGAGGCGATTCTAGGCCCATATACGGCCGTCTGAGAGCATGGTTGATAGAATGTGCCCCCCGTACACGCGTGGGAGGGAGCGAAACACCCACGGGAGAGTGGTACGGGGGGCACTAAGCGAAGCTATATCTTTTCCCCTTTGAATGGATTCCTCCTATCTCGTTTTCTGCCAGATAGAAAGGTACGCAATCGCTGACTTCGTTCGGTTGCTTGACTTGGGATTGTGCCATCGATTCGCGGGGTGGTTCGACCGCACCAATTTTTTCCGCTCGGGCCCAAGTGGAGAACCTCAAAAGGTGGTCGAAGCTTGTCTGCCTTGTCCCACTGGGCCTGAAAGAAACTGTCGGCTCCACCTGCATGCTTCCAGTTCGTTTCATGCCATGGTGGATTTCCTAAGACTGGATCATCACCATAGAAGACTTGGGTATATCCTGCCCATTCTCTCTGTTGCGTGTGCAAGGGAAATTTGCTCCAGTTGTTTGGGTTGGGTGGGATCGGTTGTGTCAAGTCAGATAACATTCTTCGCAAGGGGGTGTAAAGCTTTCCGTGCTCCCAATCGCAGTGAGGAAATTTTTTCGGCCAAAGAATGTCAACATCCATAAGGCAGATTAGACCCTCTCGACCAGACCAATCTAATCCTTGTTCAAGTGCTTTCCATTTGTTGAAATCGCAATCGTCATCGTAGAAAGCATTGGTACTAAAAACCTTGGCATCGTTTGCGTCTGCTACTTCGTGCGTAAGAGTGTCTGTCAGAGTTGTGATAACCGTGACTTCGGAAAAGTGGTGGCGATTGTGTGGGAGAGTTATTGCTAGTAGATCACCGAATTCTACAGAAACGAGTAAGGCTTTCATTGGGATTCCCCCAGTTCAAAAAGACCTACTCCGCAAGATCGACCTCTCCAGTAGCGTAGCCATTGCTCGTGCGTCGATGCTGGATCGATTCCCCGGCATTCACGCTCTATGGATTCTTTGCTTTCATCGGTGTTAACATACTTGGTCACCGGAAGACTCGGGTAAGCTATCTTTGTTCGTTCGAAAGCTTCGACTGGGGCCGAGTCTTGAACGTCGTGCATGAAGATTTGGCTGTTGGGGCTCATTGAGCCATAGTAGCAGTCGAAATCGGCATCGAAATGACACTTATCGCCGTCGATAAATAGAACATCGAGGGAATTTACCCAGTTCTTTACCTTGCGAACGATTCGCGGATCGTAACTGCTATCGGAAATCCAAAGGAATTGGATGTTTGGGAATGCATTCTCGAAAAGATCGGCGTAAGGAGTTCCACGGATTTCGCAAGCAATGACTTTTTTGACTGTCGGAAAGCATTTGCACCAATGATAAAGACCGCCACCTTTGTCAGTACCGATTTCGTAGATGGTTTTTGGGTTGACTTCTCTGGCTTTCTGGATCATCCACTCTGTTTCTCGGACTCTTTGGAGAGGGAATAGCAGAGGATTGTCAAAGATGTCTTGATAGCTGTTTCTTCCGGGTTGTCTTGTGTGCTCAGACTCGAAAAACCGAGCCCAATAATCGTTGAGATCGGATGGGAGTGGGTCATCCCCAGTCTGGTATTTTGTATCCACGGTTATTCCTTTGCATTTCCTAGGTAGTTGGTGATTCTTTCGTGGGATTGTTCATCGAGCTGACTTCGATCAGTGACAATAAGCGTTTTATGGTCTTTGACTTTTGGGATTGCGATGCTTTGGTGGGTTATGCTCACGAGATTCACGCCGTCATTTTCCTGAGAAAGACAGCCTCGGGCTCTAAGCGGAATTCCGCAAGCTGGGCAATGGTAGAGTGCTTGGGGTGTATAGGCTTCCATGCTGTGCTTCCACCATCCGGGTTCGACTGGTACGCCTAGATCGGGATAGCTGTCTTCGTGCTGGTGTAGGATTGCTTGGGCCGCCGCTATCTCACAGAAATAGCCTCGAAGTTCTCCGCGAAATGGAGCAATCATCGCAGACCAGTGTTTGTTGATGTCACAATCGACAATCAGATTCCACATTTCCTCTTCATTGTCGATTACGTCTTTGATTGCAATGTAGGGTGGGCTGTGCCTGCTATCATCTTTGAGTCCGAAGGGTCGTGACTCTGGCCAATCTCTTCTGAATTCGTCGAAAGCTTCTTTGTCTAAGTGCATGTTGAGGTTGGAGACCGAAGGATTAAAAGTTTCTCGGCAGTCTTTACCTTTTCCACGTGGGTGATTTGACCATAGACCACATTTTTCCTGAGGGAAGTAGTCACGGAGAATCGAACATAGCTCGGTGAATTTTGGGTGAATCGTTGGGTTTCCGCCGATTAGTCCGACGATACCGAAATAGTTTTTGAGGGAATCACAAGCTTGGATGAACTGGGGTATGGTTATGAATCCGAAGTTCCCGCCGAAATTGCTTCCTTGCGTGCAACCCCAGCAAGCGTTTTCGCAAGCCCTAGTGACCCAGATTTGTAGAACACCACCGAGCGGTTTGCATTTTCGTCGCTTCGACGGTGGAACCATCTTTAAGACTTGGGCTTGTTTATCCATAGTTTGCTCTCGTGTTTTCGATGTCGATCGCTAGTCGTTTGCCGATTGCTCGATAATCGTAGAATCGTTTGGCTTTCTCGGCAAAGTATTTTTGGCGTTCGGGATTATAGGTGGCAGCCAAGTCTAGAAGCTTCTCTCTGACTTCCTTGCTTGGTGTTTGTGGGTGAATCCTTTCTAAATTGTCATCTATCTCAGGAAGAATCTCGTCGGAAGGTAGGTCGGTCAAGACTCGGCATCCACAAGCTGTTGATTCCATAAGTTTGCGGAGTGTGTAACCCATGAAACTGCTTGTGCAAATCGAGACTTTGTATTCGCTCAGTAGCTTTAGAAAGTTCGGCGTATGACAGCCTCGAATATGGTATCCAGGGTGTTTCAAAACGTCTATTTCCGCTTGGAAATCTTGAGCTAGCCTTTTCCTCAGGGGGTAGTAGTTGGATATGGCTCCAGACAGTAGGATTTCTTTGTTACGGCGGAATGAATACTCAGGGACTATCGTTGAGTCAAGGCTGTGATAAGTTCGTATCAAGTGCCTGGATCGAACGTAGGGAGCTAACCGCTTTACGATTGCTGGATGATAATAAATGATCCAAGCATGGCAGTCGATTTCCTTAGCTGATTGTCTGTGATACTCTTGTCTGTGATGTGCATCTTTGAGGATCGTAAGTTTGAAGATGCTTGGCTGGTTGGCTAGATGTTCGACATTGGAGAATCGGGCATTGCTCGGTCGAAAGTCTTTGCGTCCTACGTCCCATTCTCTTTTGTCCTGGAGAACTACGATGCCGGGTGATGTCCTTTGTAGAATTTCTTCGGTTGCTGTTGTGTTGATCTTCAAGTTTTTACCACAAAGAGTGTAACCAGCGAACTGTAGGCCAGAAGCTATTTGCCATCCTTCGTCGGTTGTGTGGTTTTTCATGGATTCGATGGCCATCATAATCCCATTGTCTTTTGCTCCAGAATATGTGGGTGCTTGAAGTAGCTGACTGCCATTCTCTAGAAGATCAGTTAAGACTTTGTCCACATTCCAAGTCATAGCCTGCCCCTTATGTCTGTTGTGGATACGCCTTGCGTGTACGGGATGCGAATTAGACGTTTGTTGTTGTTGGTAACCCAAGCCTCTAAGTCAAGATGTCTTTGTTCGCTTCCCCAGGTGTCTCCGACAAAAATGATATCTGGACAAATGGCAAAAAGATTCCCAAGAAAGTCTAGGGTATCGTATGAGATAGCAGTTGATACGTAGCGTAGAGATTCGAGCATCAAAATACGTTCTTTCAGCGGGATTACTGGTAGTCTGTTTTTGTCTTGAAAAACCACTTTATCACTGGGGACACCAACAACCAACTCATCGCAGAGTTCCGAAGCCCTACGCAGAATGTTGACGTGCCCAACGTGGAGCAAGTCCCAAACTCCAGGAATGTACCCGATCGTTATTGACATGAGAACACCATGATCTTTCGGTGCTTTTTTACCTCTTGAATATTGTCTACGTCTGCCGATGCGTGGAGTTGATAAGGCATACTGTAGTTTTCTTCAAAGATTTTGGTGTCGAGAATCCCTAAGTCATAGACGATGAAAGCTTTTGCCTTGGTGCTTTCGACGTATTTTTTCGCGAGTTGAAGATAGTATTCTGGTTTGATTAAGACTAAGAAAATACCGCCAAAGATTACAGCATCGAATTGCTTTTCGACCGGTGGCTCTTCGATTCGTCCAACAAGAAACTCTTTGTCTGGATACAATTCTTTTGCTCGACTTATCGCAACTTCTGAACCGTCGATCCCCAAGTATTCGGAAGTGATTAACGGAGCCAACCATCCTTCACCGCAAGCAACGTCCAAGCAGTTATAGTTTTTGTTGTTGACCCAATCAGCGATGGGCTTATGGAAAGCCTCGCGAAACTCCGGTGAATAAAGATACCAGTAGTAATCGTCGCTATAGACTTCGTTCAACTCGTTGGTAGACTGGTTGATATTAAGCATTGAGGAAGTCATCTTTGATCCCTTCTTTTTCGACGAAATTGTAGACTCTGGTTTGGCTTATGTGGTCAAGCTTTTGGGTTTTCCAGTCTTTGCCATACTCTCGTTCCAGGTAGATTTCTATATCTCTTGGGATTTGGAAGCTTCGATTGAAGAGAATAGTGGGTTGGTATTCTTCGAGAAGCTTTGCTTCGTGAACGATTGCGTAAGGTTCGGGAACTGTTGGGTGTACTGGGCTACAAGTGAATCGAAGATCTTTCCAGGTCATTTGACCGACGATATCAACGTGGATGCCATACTTCCAAGCTACAATGGTTCTGACTTGGTGAAACGGTAGGCTGAATGTCTCAATTTGGTAGTCTGAATTTATGAGTGTTGTTATAAGGGGCAGGACTCTTACCGTGAGATTTTCCTGGAGGATACCGAGATCGATGTCGGCTTCCGTTGGGGTGAACCCACGATCTCGATAAGCTCCGAGGGCGGTTCCTTGGATCAGGAAGAATGGGATGTTAAGATTTTCGAGGATGTCGGAGGTTTCTAGGAGAAGCTTTTTTCCGTTTGTGAAGTTCATTGTCATTTGATTAGCTTCGTTGCGTCGAAGTCTTCCCCACGAAAAGAGTTGGCTAGCGGATGTCTTGAGTTTTCTAGCGTGGTTTTTTCTCCCGTGTGTTGTACGAGCGATGGGAGATGAACGTACTCGGTATGCTTTAATCTTCTGAAAGCCTCGATGACAGCACCGTCTAAGCCTTTGATTCTTCGTGGTCGAGTTGATAGCTTATCAACCATGTTCTTAGATTGCATGAGGGTGGTCACTACTTTGTTATCGAAGACTAGAGCGACGGCACCTTTACCGCGTTGATCGGATGGATGCCATCCTTCCGTATTGCCGCAAAGCTTCTCATTCTTTGGGAATGTGTAGAGGTTCCAGTAGCTTCGCTCTTTGTACTCGCATCCTTCGAGATAGGTTTTGAGGTTCGGGTAAGTCACGAAGTCATCTTGGAAGATTGCATATCGATCGGCATAGGGATTGCGGATGTGGAGTTCCCAAAGAGCTAAGAACCAATTACCGACGATCGATATTTTCGGGTAGTGTACGGTTCTCTCCAAGTCGAATCGATCGTAGATGCTTGGATCTTTGCAATTGTCGATGAATAGCCTGGGCTTGTCGAACCTTGCTTTGCATAAAGATGCTAGAGTTCGCGGAAGCAAATCGTCTATTCGTTCTGGAACTGTTGTTACGCCGTAGGCCCATTTCATATTATTGACTCCAGTAGCGTCTCTTTCTTTCGTGCTTTGCGAATTGCTTGCTTTAGGATTGTCCTGCCCGCTATTCTTAGGAAAGGTAATCCCCGGATATTGGCTTCTTCTTCTAGCCAATCGACGATTAGTTCTAGGTTTCGTTCGCACCAATCGCATCCTTGCTGATTCATGAGGGTTGCTCTGGCATTGCATCGGCATCCCGGTCTTTGTGGGATATGCAATCGCTCAAAGATTCTCTTCAATTCGGTTCCAGGGCCGCTATGAGTTCTCTGTACGAGTGCATTCATTACTTGTATCTTTGTCGAAAACGTAGGACATAGAATGGTGGTCGGTTATCGCTTGTCGTATGCTGTGCATGTTGGGTGTCTGTTGTTCCCGATACATTGTCGTTATGGTTATTGGTGTTTGTCAGGACTGTGAGAGTCGGGGCAGTCCCTAATGGTTCTTCTGCTTCAACTGTTCCGTGGGCATCGTGGGTGTGGGTTGTGTGCTCTGTATGTGTGTCATGGTCGTTTGTTCCTGCCCCGTGCGATCTATTGCTTAGACTGTTTGGGCCCGCTACGGTCAACTCATCCGATGGGGTGTTGGCTGCTGGAGCCGGATCTCCAATACACATGGGGAACCGAGATTGCATATCGATGGTACCGTTGGACCCATCACACCAGTCCCAACCTTTAGGAAGAATCCCGTTAGTTTTGGAAGTCATTACGATGTCACCGATTTTGGAATTCAGATATGGGGTTAAGCATCTCCAACCACCTGATCCTCCTTCTGCCGTATAACATGCTATCACATCGTCTTCATAAATGTCTGGGTCAAAGTCTTCATCTCTGTCGGCCCTACGTCTAGGCAACGTAACTCCGATTTCAGCAGTACCAAACTCATCTTCAATGTTGTTTCCTAGTCGGTCTGATATTTGACAGGTTACTTGGGGCTCGCGAAATTGGATGATAGCTCCACCGTAAGGATCAGTCCAATCAGCTGTGGCCTTCATATAGGCTATGCCTCCGTTTGACAAATGTTGAAGCACAAACCAACCTTCATCGACTGTTGATCCATCTATATATTCTTCATGCCACACCAGCAATACATGGTCATGCTGTCGCATCGTGTAACCAACATTATTGTCTCCGTGCCCAGCCCCCGGATGCCTATTTTGTACGCCTACGCCCGTTCCGCTTTCTGGGTCATAAGCTGTATATCGGGGCGAAATATCCCAAGTACCGCCTATCTCTGTTATCACGCGGGCATCAAAGGTGTCATCGGTGGCCCGTACTATCATACCATTAGAGCCGTTGGAAACTATGTTAAGATTGGCCAAACACATGTTAGCCACTTGCTGACAGTTGACTGCTTGATAGATGCCTAATTCATCGTCCCAAACAGCCAAGCCACGGCACCCAGAAATAGCCCGAGAAAATTGCCACTTGGTCGTAGCACCAGGGCTTTGAGTACCGCCCATGTCATAGATTATCTCTGTTGCTCCCGGATCAGACCCATGGAAGTAAGAATCTACATCGGCACTAGCAGATCGTGTTTCAGACGGGAAAATACCACTAACAGAAAAATCAGATGTTAGCGTAAAACGTATGAATCGTGCTCTGCCTTCCCCTTCAATCATTACGAATTCCCAACGATCCAAGGCGTAGTTGAATTCGATTTTGCATTTTGCATTATCCGGGCCCTCCAAACCCCAAGGATTATAGACTGGAGTAAGAACTTCTCCAGCATTGTCTGTGGGATCTTTACCTCGAATAGCTGTTACGTTATCGACATCCCCTTCAGTGTCTGTAGAAAGTAACTCCTCGTACAATAGTGCGTTGCAACGTATACTTGGTTGTTGTGGATAGACCACCACCCAATTTCCTGAGGAAGTCTTGCAAATGACAATCCACATGTGTTCATCTACGTCAAACTCTCCCACGTTATAAACAGTCTCAGACTCGCCAGTCGCAACCATAAGTCCCGAGACTTCATCAATGTAGTAAGTGTCGCAGGTTGCAGAGCCCGGTTCATCGTCGATCAAGGTTCCGTCTGTATCGTTATCATCGAGAAGCGGGATGCCCCCTTCTGGAGTTCGTGCAATCTTTGTATTAGTAGATTCAGAAATGGGGGTCACCCAATGTCCGCTTTTTGTTTTTGTAATAACGATCCAAGTATTTTCAGGCACATCCGTTGTGGATACGTTATAGACTGTCTTCTCAAGTCCCGTATAGGGTTCAAGTTCTTCGCTGTCCCAAGAGATTCGCCAGATGGTGCAATCGGCGTAGCCGGGAGCATCATCCGTCAACACTTCCGTGTTCTCTGTCAGTGCAGGGATGCCTCCCTCGGGCGTGCGTGCTACGTATGTGTGTGATGCTTGGTAGACGTGCTCTTCCCCGGCAGCTAAAGGAGAACCACGCATAACCTTATTGAGATCACGACGAAGCTGATTGACGAATTCTAGGTCTTCATTCGTCAGGTTATATTGTTTGGACATCAAATTACCTCGGTACTACACACAGAGAATAACGGATCGTTCCTGAGAGAGAACAGATCTCAATCGTCGAAGAATTGACTGGGCAGAATCTTGCCGATTCCTTCGGGGGAATTATGAGGCCATCGGAACCATTGAAGCGAATGACAATTGCTTGTCTTGAGATTGCTTCTTTCTCTCCATCGGAAGGCACTCGCATCAAGTCAGTGCCGGCTTTGTTCTGAATAAAGACGGTCCCGACGTTTACTTCTAGCCATCCAGTGTCAAGAGGTTCCCATTCTTCACCAATCTTCTTTTGGCGTTGGTAGGGTTCATCATCGCTTTGGAGATCGCGAGTGAATCGGCCTACATACTCGGCAATTCCACTTTCGATTGTGCGATGATAAAGAGTCTCTACAATCGTTAAGCGTGGGATAGGCTTCTTTGGCTCTGGATAATCTTCGATTCGCTGTTGGACTTCTGGGATATCCATAGGTTCGCTCCCTAAGAATTTGTTAAACTTCAAACGCCTCTACGAGCACAACCACCGAAGCGGTATCTGCTTTAAAACATAAAGAATTGGTACTGGGTCCACTAGTCCCTACGCCTGTTCCGAATTCTTCTGAAAGATAACGGGACAATCGCAGAACAAAAGACTCACCAGGCAAGGCTTCCCCGAGCGGGAAGAATGTGGCTGACTCTGGATCCCAGATTCCGTACTCCACGAAATTGGTATCATCTTGGTTCTGGATTCGGCATAGTCCTGGGCTCGTTAGTTCGCTAAAGTCAACATTGGTTCCAGCCGTTGTTACCGTAAGGGCTCCAGGGACTGGTCCTTTCTCTCCGGCTACGTCGGCATTGAACTGAGTTGGCTTGGATGCGTAGTCGATATTACCGACCTTCACTTGGAGTGATGCTCTTACGCTTGCTTCATTTGCCATGGCTATACTCTCCCGTTATAGGGTTGTCGGAATTCCTAACTGTAGGAAATCCGATTCTTCATAATACTCTGGAGTGATCTTGTGTATATCATCTCTGTTTTCTGCTACATTTCCATCGCCGTCGAGGGGCATTCGCGTCCCAAGATTCTCATCTGTCCAGTCTTTGTTTTGTTGGAAGTTTTCAATCTTTGTTTTGTCTCCATCCTTTTTCAAATGCCTCGTGCCGGAGTCTGCAATTTCATAGTCGAAGGTGTTGAAGTCAATGTCAAATTCAAAATCGCGGGTGTAGTACACATCGCACAAGCCCCAATAATGTCGTTTCCAAGACACGTTTGAAAGCTTGATACATCGAGCAGGCAACCCCCACAACTCTGCATCGTTGACTGTATCAACCATCTCGGAGAATAGGTCTAACTCTAGAGTGGCAACAGTTTGACCGATTGTTACGTTAGGTCTGTTGTCATCGACTTCAACACTTAGTTTTTCATGGCTTGATGATAGGATCGCTTTTCCGGGATCAACCGGTTTGTCGGCACGCTCAAAGAAAGCCTCTTTCGTAAACTTCGTGAAACTGCCACTGACTCTTTGAGGTTCTATGAGGGGATTTTCAACTCGCTCATCTTGGCATCGGCGAATCGGTTTCGTGCTGAATTTGCTAGTGATTTCCCAATAATATCCTGGCTCGTTTTTGGGTTGCTTGCGATAGACTTTTACTTCTTTCGTTGGCCAACATGTAGCATAAGCATCGTAATCACCGCCATAATTCCAGGCAGAACCTACTTGAGCTAGACCGACTACATCGTGAGCATTCAGTGGGCCTTGGTTTAGCGTGTCCATGCGTACCAATTCGGTGAGCGAGTAAGTACGATGACTGTCGGCATCGACTTGCAAACTCCAAGCTAATCTTCCTACTACACTACCAGCCATAGTATTGCTCCGCTTTTACAGGGATCTTCCGAATTCCGCTGCTTCAATTGCCTCTTGCTCTTGCAGCGTATCTCTAATTTCTTCCATCGTCGTTAGCATCTTATCTTGGGTTGTCTTTCCCCCTTTTTTCGCGTCAAGTTTTCCGACAAGATTGTAATACTCAGAAGTCCCAACCTTTATGCCTCTAGAAGCTGTTGTTGGTCCTGGTCCTGCTGTTGTGACTTTCTTACTCATCCCACTTTGGTAAGTTGCGAATGCTCTACGTGTTGCTTGCCTCGCATCTCTAATACTTAAGGGATTCTCTTCTAGCTTTGTCAATCGCCTTAGCTCATTGATCGTTGCTCTCAATCGTTGTGCGGGAGTCTTATTCTTCTCAACAATATCGGCAACACTCTTTTTGTCTTTTTGGGCTGCTCTTTCTGCTTCCTGCTTTAGCTTCTTTGTAGCCGCGATTTCCTTTTCTTTCTTCGTTAGAATCTCATCTTGGATACGTAGTTGCTCTATGAGTTCGCCATTAACATTTTGCTGTTCAAGTCGATAGATACTGGCTTCTCTCGGGAGCATACCGACAGTTTGCACTTGCATCTGATAAGTCGTAAGCAATTCTTCTGCCGTCTTCTTCAACTCTGCTTTCTTTGCTTTTACTCTTTCAAGGATTTGTCTTTGTGCCTCAAGCGAATCTTGTTCAGCCTTTGCTGCATCTTTGGCTGATTTGTTCAATACAGAATCTCGAAGTTTCTGGAGTTTTTGAAGTTCGTTTTGAGCGTCTTTAAATCCCTGGATGAGAGGTGCTGTTGTATCGGTTCCGAAAAGGTATTCTGAAGCACTTGCGGCGTAGCTTTGGTTTGCCTTTTGGACGAGGGCTTGTCTTGCCCTTTGTTCTGCGTTTACTAGTTGGTTTTTCTGTGCTTCAATTGTCCGATCAATTTCGCTTAGCTGTCTTGGCCCTTCCATGCCCGCTAATACATCAAGGCGTCTGTCGAATGCCTCAGATGTATCTTTCGTTGACTTGTCCATTTCAGCATTCATAGATGCAACTGCCGAACGACCAACGGCATACAGAGCTATAAGAGCTGTTAAACCAACAGTCCAGGCATTGAATAGTGAACTAACAGGCAATTTCAAAGTGTTCATTGCGAGTTTCATAATGCCGAGACTTTTAATGATCGTTCCCATCGCCATAAGCAATGGACCCGTAGCAGCAACAGCAAGTCCGATATTAGTCACCCAAGATTTTGTTGTATCGCTGAGGGATTGCCACCAGGCTGTCAGTCGCTTCAACTCTTCACCAAGGGCTAACAATTTTGGTCCTAACTGTTGGCCGATACTTGCAGCAAAGTTTTTGATGTTGTTCCAAACGATTTTCATTTGATTAGCGAATGACTCCATTTGCTTATCAGCAACTTCTTGTGTGGTCCCTCCCGCCCTTCTCAATTCTCTCTCATACTCTTTGATTGCTTCACTAGTCCCAAGCAATGGCAGAATAGCTTGCTGTACTCTTGCCTCAAAGCCGAGCATGTCAAGTGTCACAACTTTTGTTTGGTTACTCATCCCGGCTAAAATGTTTTCCAGATTTCCAATAATGTCTCCGAGGTTTCTCATTTTGCCTTCGTTGTCAAATACAGAGAAACCTAAACGCTTATGGGCTTCGGCATTGTCCATAGACGAGTTTGACAACAACCGAATGACTCTATCAAGTTGATTACCCGCTAGCTCTGCTTTGACTCCCTGATCGGCAAATGCAGCCAATACAGCAACACCCTCCTCAATATCTTTGTTGAATGCCTTGAGGGATGCTCCAGCCTTACTTGTCAGAGCAATCGAAAATTGCTCAACACTAGCATTGGCTAGTGTGTTTGCTTTGACGAGTACATCACTGACACGTACAAGATTCAGCATATCTTGTGTGACGTTGTCTTTTACAGACATGCCCAAAGCACTTTGAGCATCCGTCAGCAAATCAGTAGCGGTTGCCATATCGAAAGCACCCGCTATAGCAAAAGCAGTCACTTTCGGAAGCAATGCCATTGACTGTGCAGCATCTTTACCGGCCGATGCAAGATAGAAGTACGATTGAGCTAAGTCAGTGGCACTCTTAGACGATTCACCGCTAAGACTGATAGCAGTCTGTCTCATCTGCTCTGTTTGTTGCTGAGTCACTTTCATAATCGAAGTAGACTCGGTCATAGCCTGATCGAAACGTGCAAACTCTCGGACAGCCAATCCACCGAAGATTGTCAGAGGCGTCGTAAGTCGCATGGTGAGAGATCTACCGATAGAAGATATTTGGCCGCCAATCTTCTTTAGTCGGTTCGCTTGCTGCTCGATTACGCTAGTCATCTTTACAAATTGACCGGCAGTATTTCGATAACGGCCTTGAGCATCCCGAGTGAATTTCTCGGTATTTGCTTGTGCCGTCTTCATTGCTTGAGAATACTGTTTGGTATCCCCAACAAGTTTGACAGTCAATTTATCGACTACGGTAGCTGCCATTATTTATTCTCCCCGGAAACAAGAGACCACCATCGACGCTTGGACTCTTTGAGGGCTTTCTTTTTTTCTTCTTCAGTTTTCATCGGCTTTACTCGTTTGAACTTCATGACGAAATCAGAAAGCTTTACGGTTTCGGGTTTCCGATGTAATACACGGCAAACTTCGGCAGCAATTTGCATGAGATAATTGTCGGTTCTGCTCGGATGATTGTCTTCCTCTTCAAGCCAACGCATCCAAGTCAAAAATTGTCTGTGAGTCATAGGACCAGGCCAACCCATTACCTCATGCAACATTTTCCCTAGGCTATGAGCTAGTCGGAAGTGTCCGTCGTATCGTTCTCTAAGTTTTTTGCCGTCTCTTCCTCTTTCTCCAAAGCTTCAATCTGTCTTTCGATTTCCACCTTTTGTTTCCTGAGGGAATCTATGGTCTCGTTTCCGAGGTTGCTGATCTCTCGGGCTTTCTCATGGAGTTTGCTAACGACTCGACTAGGCCATGTGCGGACTTCGGTTTCTTGGATGGGTCGTTCGTTAATAACCGAGTCATCTTTTCCACGAACGATTTCAAACAGGCAGAGGGAGACAAGTAATGGTTCGATGTTCGCGGGATTTTTGATTCGAGAAACATTGCCATCATCGCCGTACACGATTGAAGCGGATCGGGCATTCTGATACTTGACGGCTGCGTCTTCAAGGGCTTCGCGTAGCATGCACTCCTTTTTTGTTCCGTCCTTTTTGTTGATCGTTACGGGGATTTGAATTCCAGCAAGATCGAATTCTAGTGCTTCGAGTGTCATTGGTTTCGCTCCAAGTTAAGTTAGGTAATCTAGATAATCTCCGATTTAAGCGTCCTAGGGCTCCCCTATAGGCCCTCGCGTGCGTAGGGGTACGATATACGGTCGAAACCCCTAAAAGCCCCTAGAATCGACTCCTAGGGGCTTTCTCGACAGTCTAGGCTTAGGTTCCCGCTGTCTCGACCATTACCGGGGCTTGCTCGGCACGCGAGCTATCACGATTCGTCGGCACAATCGTAATCTGGGCTTCCGGCTGTTCGCCCTCTGTATGATCTTGGGGCTGGAAATTTTGGATGTAACCGAAGAAAGCTAGAGTCGAACCATCGGGGAAATAGATGGTGATGGTTTGTTCGACGTTAATCATCTCGGCAATCTGATTGTCATCGTCATCCGTGTAGGAATCAGGATCATAGCCACAAGTCCAAGTGATCGGCTCCAAAGTTTTGAGAGCCCGAGGACTGAAGGTCCGCCATGTATCATTGTGCATGGTCGTTTCTTCAATTGGATCGCCACCCTCGATACCGGGGGAGGGTCCAGATTTCTCCCAGACTTTTACCTCATCATTAAGGGAGAAGCCGATTAGTGTTTGGTATCCATCTTGAAGAGGAATACCGGCGGGCACTCTGTTTGATCGTGTTCCAGCTGCTGGGGCTGCCATAATAATCTCCTTTGATTAGGTAGTTTGTCGTATGGAGGCTACGACATCGATAGTGAATAGGTTAAGGTTGTTGGTGTTATGATCTTTCCCGAGGGAAATTACATCACTGGTTCGGGATACTGCGTAAACTTTGTAGACATTAGAATTGATGGTGATGCCTGCTAGGTTTACATTTTCGTCTAGGGCGATTGCAATGGCTCTTGCTTTTGCGTAGCCGGTTGCGTGATTTGTGCTTCGTACTTTTATGAGTAATCCATGATGCTCTTGTACCTCTCCGTTGTATTGGAATCGTCCGCTTTTTATGCTTGGAACATCGTAGACAACGATTAGGTTGTCTGGAGTGTCGGGTTCTCCGCTGTAGTAGACCGGCCAACTTCCTGAGAGAGAGTAGTCAGTTCCAACGTCTAGGTCTACTAGAAGATTGGCGACTATTTGGGATGGTGAGTTGTCGAGACTTCCGCTCACGGTGATTCACTTTCTACATGTATCTTTTGGGCATCCTCTCCGGAATATCGAAGTTTTATGACTGCGATATTATGGGCTGGTAATTTAATAGACAAATTTTGTATTGGCAGGCTAGTGTCTATATTGAGGCGTTTGGCAAGAGCCTGAAATTCAGGCCAATGGAATATCTCCCGGCCGGATGTTTGCTGAAATTCTCTATGTTTCTTTTCGCTCATTTTTTGCTCCCCAAGTATTTTGTATTTTTCCAACCATCGTTGTGAAAATTTGTTATCTCTACGACTAAACTCATCGGCCAACTTTCGTAAAGGCGCTTTGTTTGAGGTTTCCGCTATCGACTGGTACTAGCTTTTGGCTTTCTCGTTGGAGGAATAGTCCTGCCGTAAATAGCCCAAGAGTTATATTGCCAGTTTTGAGGAAAACCTTTTTGACGATTGCTTGCATCTCTTTTCGTTTCTCGCGAAAAGGGCGTAGCAGGAATTGGCTTTGGCCTTTGCCTTGCGGGTCCCAATAGCATCCTTTTCTTTTGGAGCCGTCGGGCCGTTTTCCTGTTCGCTTCTTTCCCTTCCACTTCATCTTCTTATTTTGGTGAACGTAGATTGCATACTTGGCTGTGTAGCCGACCGTTACGACAGCACCATGTTGGGCTGTTGCTTCAGCTGCTTTTTTGAGAAGCTTCGCTTGGAGTTCTTTTGATCCTTTGACGACTGCCATTGTTAGCTTTCAGCGGGTGGCTCGATTGAAATTTGGAACTTGCCGGTCTGGGATGGAAATGTGTCTTCTTTGGTTGCTTCGATTACGACGAAGTAAGCGTGGTAGGTTCCCACTGTATCTACGTCGGCATCGACTGGGCTGTATTGAACTTCCCCATTGGTTGCATCGGTGATGGTTACGCCGGTTGACGTTTGAGTTACTTTGACTGTTCCGCTATCGCTGTTCACCATGAAGAATTCGACCGTTAAATCGGTCAAGTCCACGACAGTATTGTCTGGACGTTTCAGAGTAGCAGCGATTGCAATTCGGGTATTGCCTACTTGTCGATATTGTTTTTGGGTTGCCGACATATTAGGAGCCCCTTATCGGGAATTTTTTATCGCTTGTACCGTAGAGTGTGAATTTCTCTGTTGACGATCCGTAGAGTGTTTTATTGTCGATGCTTGAGCCGATCAGATCGAATCGTTCGGAGACGATTGCATCGGGAATAGTCGGGGAAGACTTCCAGCCTAAAACCATTCGTAAGTAATCGACGAATCCACCAGCCATTAGGAAACTCCCGTGATCGGATCGGCAGAGGCATCGACTGTTACCGTGTATGCTTGGAAGGCACTATCATCACTTGGTTTCTTAGATGTAAGAGTGGTTCCGCTGATGGAGCTATTCGTGGCTATCAGAATCACCGCACCTAGACTATGTCGATCGGCTGTGTCTTCAATGTTTTCGGCTGCACGATTCAGGATAGCATCGGCTGTACTATTGCGTTCGGAAACTGTAAGCGAAACTCCGGAAGTTACAGATTCAACAGAACCAATTACACTACCATCGACATTCCCTGCGACTGAACCGACTGAACCGGAAAGACTTCCCGTGATGTTGGTTGCCCAAGCTGTGACTAGATCGAGTCCATCGGATGCTAGCTTGAATCCGGTTTTGTCGCTGACTTCTACACTTGTGGCAGTTACCCAATTGTCATCGCCGTATGTTGGGATTGGGTAGGTAATTGTTCCAGATGTTTTTGTGGAATCGTAATCGCTTGCAGCAATATCGATCAGGAAGGTAGATGTATCTTCCTGGATTAAGCTGTATTCAGCACCGCTACCATCGTTTGATGTCGCTATTCTTCCTCTGATTATAGCTATGTTAGACTCTTCCTCTGATCGTACTCCATGGATAGCTCCTGTGTCTCCGCTATTTGTAGAACGAACATCTACGCTACAATCAATCAGTCTCACAGTAGCTTCGGTATCTGCTTCGACGCCAAGCATTAGGAAGTCTTCCGCTGTAACTCTCCAAGCCCTTAGATCGCATCGAATCAATGTGACATAAGGAATAATTGACGCCAAGTTGGACGTTCTGAATGCTCCAGCGGGGGTTAAGTCAGAGCCTTCCACTCCGGTGGTTAGCATCGTGCAATCTTTGTAGACCGTACCGACACCGCCACAGATTGTTGCATCAAAGGCACTAACAAACTGACACCGATTGAATAGACTGGTGTTTAGATCATCCGCACGGAAACCGTCATAGCCGCCCTCAAGATAGCAATCTTCGACCAACCAATTGTTGACACGGGATCTAATGCTGGCGACCCTCCCAACCTTGTAGACATTGATTGCAGCTAGATCGGTTATCTGAACGCCAGATGCACTGGAAGCGGTAAGGAAAGTCGATGAGATAAACCCAGTGTCACTGCAATAGAGCCTGGTGCTTGTGGATGAATTTCCTTTTAGTTTGATTCCATCAGTGAGTGTTACTGATGTTGTGGATCGGACGATGGCTTCCTTGGCATAGTCTGTATCTTCAAAGTTTTCTTGTAGATACTCGGCGACGATTACAACTTGATTGGTGGTAACGCTTTCGATAGGCCATACACGGTCATAATGTGTTGTCCCTGACAAGACGAAAGAATCGTTTGCGGAGAAAGAGTGGGCACCGATTGGGATACCAACCCTGTTATCCCCTAGGTCAACTGTCGATTGCTTGGAGATAATATCGTCCGCCCCAAACGTCTCAGACTCAAATCCGGTAGCATTATAAATTACAACTTGATCCGTTGTGGTTCCATCTTGCAGTATATAACGATTATCATAGTTCACCGTGTTTTCAATACGGATAAAATCTCCGACACTGAATCCGTGCTCTGTGACAGGAATACCTACCATGTTGGCACCAAGGTCGCTACGATCTACTGCATCCTCACCGTTGTTGATAGATTGTGTGTATTTGAGTTGTTGTGCCCCGAATGTCTCGTTCACGAAAGTATCGGTAATGACCACTTCGTTTGCCGTTGTGTCTGCATCAACTGTATGTTTACCATCGTAATTAGTAGTGCCAGTTATGACGACTGATTCATCGGCTACGAAGTCGTGGGCCACAACTGGGAATCCAACCTTGCCACCGCCCTTATCTACCGCCGCACCGGACAACCCATGCCCGCCAAACTCGCCGGTTCCGATATGCAGTGTGTCCCCAGCACTCATTACGCTCAATGCATATTTCAGGGTTGCCAGTGGATCGTTTTTGGAGTACCCGTTATTTGAATCGCTACCGCCGTTCGCTGGCATCTCCATGAACCATTCAGTATGCTTGCCTGTTAGAACTACATTGGCTGTTGGTTGATAGCAATCATCGACGAATTCTTTGAGATCGGTGACAGATTGATAGTCATCAAGGATGGCATCGATTGTTGAGGAACCAACAGGAATAATTTGGTAGCCCGTTGTTGCGTCAGGTGTGACTTCCAAAGCTTCAACAGTTGCTTCTTGGTCAGTCCCGTTATAGGATTGGATCAATCTTACTTGATCCTGGCCGGTCCCCGAGAGAAGTTGAATGGTTTGACCTGTTAAGTCAGCACCACCAACACCAGGAGCAAGAGTATTGAGTTTCAGTACGGTGTGTGTGGCTGCTCGAATTTGGCCTTCATTTGTTGAAAGTCTTCCGTCAGTTGCGACGATTGTGAACTCAGAAGTAGCGTCCGGAGTTGTTTTCCAATCACGATCGATAATAGCTGTTTTCGCGGCATTGCCGTTGCCTCCCCCTGAACCGAAGTATTCGATGATTCCTCGGACTTGGCCGGAGCCAGTTCCCCCGACGATAATTATCTGGGACGGATCGTAGCTCCCATCGGAAGCACTTGCAGCACCATCTAGGGTGATTGTATTTGCTGACCCGGCTGTTGCTGTTCCTGTGTGTACAACATGGGATGCAATGTCTCGCAGCCTTCGACCAGCGGAAGTTGCAATGTTATGGGTTGCTCCGGTCAGTATTCGATCCCAAACAATCTTGGCTTGTTCAAGCATCGCAGAACCGGACACTTCATCGCCAGATACTTGCGTCGAATCAACGGTGAACCAATCCTGGAAGTATGTAGCAGTGGCACCAAATACCGTTACATTTCCATTGCTGTCCGTGTTGAGCGAGTAATCGCCTCCGATCATGTTTGTTCGGCTTACTGTTTCGTCGATTACGGTTGTTCCACTAGAAGTGTCTGCTAGCGGGAATGATGCTACGCCATAAAGCTTAACAGTAGTGGTTGCCGTTCCACTAATAGTATAGCCGCCAGTCATTCCGATACACTGAACGGTCCCACCTCCACTCAGAACGAACGTAGCATCTCGGTAGAGTCCACGAAGCTCCACGTTTGCCCCGCCCGTCGTGAAGTTCTTGCCTCCACCTTGATGGACCTCATGGCTTATCG